CAGAAAGAGGTGTCATCAACATGCCTCGCCCCAGCTTGGTCCAATTTCAACGTCGCAAAGGCTTGGTACGTGTAATGGTACAGCATTCTCCATAATACGCGCAACTGTTTTTGCCTCTTCCAGCGATTTAACTGACATGGCTAGTTCATCGTGGATTTGCAGCATCGGCAAATAGCCCGCCTTGTATAAATCAACCATAGCTTTCTTTGTCATGTCCGCGGCGGACGCTTGGATAAGTCTGTTCAGTGCCTTGTAAGTGTAGGCTCTGGTTAGCCGTGTGTACGGACCGTATTCCTCGCGGGCCTCTGTGTATGACAGGGCTTGGTGCATTCCAAACTTATCGGGCTCCCACAGTTCAAAACGGCTTTTGCGGCCCAGCAACGAGCTAATGATGCCTCTGCTTCCGTCTTTGTTCAGATGGTCCTGTACGCCCTTCATCAAACCTTTCACAAACGGCACCCGCTCATGGTATTGTTGGATTAACGCTTTGGCATCTTCCGCGGGCAAGTCTAGTTCAATCGCCAGCTTTGCCACGCCCATGCCGTACATAATGCCGAGGTTCACGGTCTTCGCTTGTTTGCGCGGGATGCCCGCCATTTCTGCCACCATCGAATGGAAGTCGGTCCGCGGATCGTGGTTATAGCTATCTACAAATTCTTGAACACCGCCGAGTTGTAATCCGCGGGTTTCGCTATAGCGGCTGGCATAGTGAACCAAGATGCGCGGTTCTTGTTGCGAGTAGTCGATAGCCGCCCATTGTTCGCCTTCTTCTGGTAGAAACAACGACCGGATCATTGGGCCAATCTCGGGGTCGCGGGCGGGGATTTGTTGTAGGTTGGGATTGTTCATGGAGAAGCGGCCAGAAACCGTACCGCCATCATCGGAGCGGATTTGATTTATGTGGCTATGGATGCGTCCGTCGGAATTACAGAACGTCAGGATGTTGTTAATAAACGTGCCGGAGGTTTTGTTTAGGTTGCGGGCTTCTACAATAAGTTTAGGTAACTTATCGGGATGGTCTGACAGAAACTGTTTGCGGAACGACGGTGCGCCTTTTTCTGTGGTTGGATAGCTTATGTTTAGTTTATCAAAGGCTTTGGCTATTGATGCCGCCGCCCAGATTTCCACGTCACAGCCTGCTATCCGCTTGATTTCTTGTACGACGGCTTTCTCTCGCTTGAGGATCGCGTTCCGCGTTATTTCGGCCTTGTCCATATCTACGCGAATACCGCGCCATGTCATGTCTATAAGGCAGGGAAGTAGGTCCAATTCCAGATCACAAACCTGCTGTAGGTTTTCCTGTTCGATTTTAACTTTAAGGAAGTTCCAAAGCTTGAGTGTGATTTCGGCATCGTTCTGCGCGTATGGCCCGACAAACATTGCGGGCATTTTCCACATCTCGGCCTTGGCGTCGATACCAAAGTCAGCGGCGGCTTGGTGCAGTAGTTTTTCTGACTTGGCTATGCCTAACGGTTCGTAGCAAAGTGCGTTAAGACCGTAGCTTCGCCTGTTTTCGTCCAACAGGCTTGCCGCTACCATTGTGTCAATGATACGGCCCTTCATGTCGAAGCCCATGCGTTTAATCCAGCCAACGTCGTACTGAGCGTTGTGCATGATTTTATCAGCGGGGCAATCAAACACCTTTTTAAGCCATCTGTTGACTACTTTTTCGTCTAGGTTTCCGCCGCCTTGGTGTCTGATAGGAATGTATCCGGCCCAATCGGCTGTCGCCACAGCGTAGCCCACGACTTCTCCGTCACCTCGTGCCCATCCGGGGCCCATCTTCTTTAGGTTCGGGTCCCGCGTTTCGACATCGATGGCGATAGTTTTGGCTTGTGTGAGGTCGGGTAGTTCTGCGGGCGGAACCCATTCTGATGTAACGGTGGCACTGCCTAATTCTATTTGCATTTTTTAATCTCAGCTACCTTTTGTTCTAAGTATGTAGTCTTTTCTGAGAAGGAGCCGCCAATGGCGACATACCCACATTTATCAATCCATGAATCCTCATGGTCCATTGTGTTTAAAAGACGCGCTGTCTTGAGCCAATCCATCATTAGGGCAACGTGCTGCGGTGTAAGGCTACCGTGGGTTTCGACGGCCTTCTCTACAATGATGTTCCAGCCCTCTGCAATTCGGCTGAAGTTTTCAAGCGCGTCACCGTAATCCTCGGCACGGGGGCCTGATATTAACTCTGCACTTTTTTTTAAGATATCTTCACGTTTCATATTGACTTTTCTCCCTCTTTTCTTGCAGCTACGGCGTCTTTAAGATCATAAAACGTTCCAAGGTTTGTTTTTTTACCGTTTAAGTTAATAGATGCCCGCCACTTATTCTGTCCTTTTAAAAAGCTGACGCCCTTCACACCCGACGTGTTGGCTTTGCTTAATGCAGTATTAGCAGACTGTTGTTTTGCGGTGACCTCCCGCAAGTTTACTATCCGGTTATCGCACCCATCTCTGTTAATATGGTCGATAGAGTTAGGCCAAGCAGGGTAATGGCCTTGATACAGAAAAAAGGCCACACGATGCGCAAGTAACTTCTTGTCACGCCCTTTGTACGAAATGCTTCCGGTTAAATAGTAACAGGTTGATCTTGCCGTTTTCTCTCTCCGATTAAGCGACAACCGACCACTTCGATCTTTATTGTATTTTGCCGCAGCACCCGCGGCGCTGACAAACGAGCTTCCTGTTCCCGTAGAATAAAAGTCACCTTCCAAACGATCATTAGCGTAAATCAATCCCGTCTCGGGTTCATAACGGAACAGACGCCGCATTAATTCTAAATTTTCCCACCAATTCATTCGTACATTCTCCCCTCTGGGGAAACTTCCCCAGAATCCTCTGGGTCTTTGGCTAGTAGCACGTAGACCACGCTATTACAGTTTGGGCAGGACAGGTTGGTTTCCATAACAAAATCCTCGCTATCCTCTACGTCGTGATCTCCGCCCCAAATTAGTTCTGTTTTACAATGCCAACAGTTCATAAATAATAACTCCTTGTTGCGTCGTGAGGTTCCATTATAAATAAGTTCTTTTTCGCACGGGTTACCCCAACATAAAACACGCGGTGCATATCGTCGGGTGCAAGCCTCATGTGATATTCGGCAGCGGGCGACAGGTCCGTGAACAGCGCGACGTTATCGGCTTCCCCGCCTTTCGACCCGTGGATCGTTGACACTGTTATGCGGGGCTCACCATTAAACCGTTCTCCGCGTCGCAGCATGGCAATAATGTATGCGCGTTCTCTTTCGGGAATGCGGTCCATAGCTTCGTGCCAGATAAGTTCGGCGGTTGCGATTAGCCCGTAGTTAACAAACAAGTCTTGAATGTTAACCATGTCTTCGTTTTCCAGACCCGGTAAAGTTTTAAAGCCCTTTTTAACATGACAAGTGGTTGTTGTGCTGTCTTTGGTAGACATGTAGCTGTAGATAGCGCGGGCAGTTTTTCCTGTAACTTTCTCGCCTTTGCGCAACTGTTCCCAACCGTTGACAGCATCACTAATGCGCTCGGATATGGACCGTGATCCGCGATAGTTAAACAGGTGTCCAAAGGACCGCAGGGATTCTGCCACGGGCTGTAGTTGGTATCCGGCTTGAGCTAGGATTAGCCACGTTCCCTCAGACATATCTATGTCTTCAATCATGTGCCTGTATTCAACGTTGCCTTCTGCGTCTTTAGGATCGTATTTTTTAGGAAAGCGGCGTGTGATGCGTTTGACTACTGTCTCTGCCACTTGGTGGACTTTAAAGGGAATGCGGTATGATTGAGTCAGTGTTTCAGAAGGCCCGTCTAAGTTAATAAATGCGTCCACGTCGGCACCCGCCCAGCGGTAGATTGCTTGGTCATCGTCGCCTGCGATATACATACGTTCAGACTTTTCATCTAACAGGTGCGCTATGTCCCATTGGAGGGGCGACAGGTCTTGCGCCTCATCCACAAAGCAAAGATCAAAGTGCGGGCACCAGTTGTGGCTTTCTGATACAAACTTCTCCAGCATGTCTGTGAAGTCAAACATCACCATGTTGCGTTTGTAGTTAGTCAGGCTTTTGTCAACGTGATTGACGGTTGTCCAATCGTGCGCAATGTTGCTTTCGTTGTATTGCAGTCGAAGGTCGATCTTTCTAAGCCGTGCAAGGTTAATTAGTCCCAAGATAGGATCACTGGCTTTTAGCATGTCGGGCAGATCGTCATCAAAGCTGGCTTTGCGGCCCGTTACAAGCTGAACGCCCATAGCATCGGACAGTTCGCGGTAGTTCTCTGCCTGCATAACCTGCCCTGTTCCTATGTCGGACAGGTTTAGTGCCAAGCTGTGCAGTGTGCGGAAATAAAACAGGTCTTTCTTGGCGTCTAGATTAAATCTGGCGGCGGCTCGTTCACGGGCTTCTTCGGCGGCTTTTTTGGTAAAGGCTAAGAATGCAATGCGCTCTGGTTTAATTCCACTTTGCAACGCATCGTCCACCATATCTAGTAGGCGCGTTGTTTTGCCCGTTCCCGGCGGGCCAAAGATTCTAAACATCTTTTATCTTCTCCTTTTCCTCTTTATAAATCTGGTACACACGTTGTTTGGTTAGCCCAAACCATTTTCCCACAGCCGTTTTAGTCACGCGCTGTTCGTCAACCAGCCTGACTATTTCGGCGTTCCGCATCTTTTTAAGGACGGATTTTTCGTTGCTCAAAACGGGCTCTCCTTTGGTTTAAACTGTGGCGTTGTCAGGTCTATGTCACCGCCCTCAAATGAGGGAACAGACCACAGTCGAACGTTGCGGCCCTTTATCCAAAGCTGTGTGCTTTCACCGTTTATATCACGCAGTCTCTGCGCAATCCGGTGCGACTTGTATTCAAAGAACTTGTTTTTCTTTAGGAAGTTCTCGAAGTCTTTAAGGCGGAAGTATGTCAGGCCGCAGTCATCGTCGGTCCAAGGACGGCGAAGCAGGATTTCTTCTTTGTCTTTTGCTTGTTGCAAGTGGGCGCAAAACTCCTCCATGTAATCGTAGAACTGCCCGCTGACGCTGGCATCTTGCGATACTTCCATGATGGCCGTTTCGTTTTCCTTCATTTCATTTAGTAGGGAACTTATCCGACCTTCCCACTGCGCCTTGGCAACACTGCGAGGCATGAAGTTAAGCTGTTCCATGCAAGCCTTTTGGAAACTTAGTTGCGTCATAAGACCGTCGGTATCCAATTCCAACGGTTCGCCATTAACATCCATAAACCAGACAGGCGGGATAGAGTTGTACTTGCGTAGATTACCTACAGCGGCATTCTGTATCGCGGCACCAATGCCAAACATCCTTGTCTGGCATAGTTCTTTGTTGCAGTGCGCGTTGATGGGCGAGTCATTGCACTTGTACGAGTAGTCCTTTTTAGCAACCTGCTTGGCTACAACCGTAACCTCTGGCAGAGGTAGCGGCGGGTCCAGATAGGTCATGTTATACGTCAGGATTTCTGTCTCCCAGCTATCGGGAAACGCCTTGCGTAAATAGATGCCTATGTTGTACAGGCCGTTATTACGACCGCCCTCTGATATCATGGCCGCGCAGAGGTGTTGCAGGCACGGCGGTCCGTCCCACATCGGGCCTTTGACCTGTTGGTCAGTTAATTGCAGCTTAACGATTTCTTCGGGCGTCTGTACATGTGTGTCGTACAGGTCAAAGAACTCTTGAAGGGTGGCGGATGTACCGTCATCCAAGATACCGTAGCGTAAGCCGCCCTCTTCGTCGTAGTAGGGCATGTTTAGGAAGTTGCCCACATCACCCCGATCTAGGTGCAGCTTTACTTGCTTCGGGAATATCTCGCTTTCCCCGTAGCCCAGCGCCGCGGACAAGTGCTTGAGGGTCTTCTGCATATCCTTGGCATCAATCCAATCTTTACAGAACATGAAGCAATGCGCACCGCCAGACTTTGACCGACAAACAACCAAGGGCAGTTTTAGTTTTCTAATCTTTTCAACAAGGACTTTGTGGTCAAGCGGGTACTGATCTACATCAATACACCCCCACTTACAATTGTTGTCGGCATTAATAGGAATGATACCTACGGACTTACCTTTCCCTGACAGGTGACCTTTCCAAAGATCACTGTCCCGCGGTTCGCGGATAATTCCTGCTTTGCCTGTGTTTTTACCGTTGTCCTGTTGTTTATCAACTTTATATGTGCCGTAGGCTTCTTCCAGACCATCAAAGATGGCGGAAAACTTTTTTACTGACATGTTTATTTCCCCATGGACGGGACCGCACCTTCCCCAAAAAGCGCGGTCCCTTGTGAAACTTTAGAACGGCACTTCATCTAGGTTTACTGGAGTGGCGTTACCTTCGTTCTGGTGTTTCACAACCACGTCGCCGGAAGAGATACTGCTTCTGAACTCTCTGGCGCGTTGATAGATAGCTTTGTCTTCTACAGGCCCAATGCGGGACATATCCCAATTGTGCCATTTGCCTTTACTGTTTTCTTCACTTACGGATTTCAGCAAATACATGCTGCTAAAGCGCGGCGGTGTGAAGGGACCGTTCTTGCCTTGCATTGTGATGCTTTGCATCATGGAGTTCCACTTGCGTGATTTCTTTAGCGCGGTGCTTTTCATAGCAATCAACGCCGTTTCCGCAGAACCGTCCGCATTCAAAACAATCACAAAGTGCTGGTGTGTTTCCTCTAAGTACGATCCGTCACCGCCAACAACATAGTCTTTGTTATCTTCGCGGCTTCTCTCTGTGGCAGGGATCGAGTCAGTTGGTTCAAAGACGGCGATAGGAGCCCCTGTACCAGCCCCTCTGGGGGCCCACTGAATAAACCGTCGCTGATAGACGCACGGTATCACGGTAACGCCGTCGGCTCCTGTATGGAAGTTCTGTGACACAGT